GACGGCACTCAACGTGCTTTCACCGAAACCATCTTGAAGGATGTGGTTCAGAAGGTTTATTCTGCTGGCGGCAACCCCAAGATTTTGATGGTTGGCCCATTCCAGAAGCAAACCGTTTCTGGTTTCGCTGGTATCGCTGCACAGCGTTACATGGCTCCTTCTAACGAGCCTACCACCATCATCGGCGCTGCTGACGTTTATATGTCAGATTTCGGCACGATTTCTGTGGTTCCTTCACGCTTCATGCGTACCCGTGACGCTCTGGTGCTTGACCCAGAATACGCAGCAGTTGCTTACTTGCGCCCATTCGCCACAAACGAATTGGCAAAAGCTGGTGACGCAGAGAAAACTCAGATTTTGGCTGAGTTGACTTTGGAGATGCGTAACGAAGCAGCCCACGGTATCGCTGCTGACTTGTCTACATCTTAATCACACGGGGGGCTAATCACCCCCCTTCTTTTATGCGCCAAATATCATCACAGAACGGTAAAGAGACTAATTTCCACGACCTTGATGGAAAGCATTTCATTGAGACTAAGCAGGATATTTCTGGGATTATTGAGAGCAACAAGGCTCAGTTCAACGCTACTGATGAACGTGCCAAGTGGGGTGAGTGGGCGAAAGTCGCCAGCCTTCCTAATGTTGTGATTGATGATCTGAATAAACAGGGAATCATGCGAGGTTTTGCCGTAATGGATGAAAAAAGATTTCGTGACTTCCTAAATAACCCTGATAATCGGTTTTTCAGAACTCGACCAGGACAATTATGAAGGTAGCTATCTGCGTTCCCTGCCGTGACACAGTTATGACGGGGTTTGCTTTTGACTTAGCGAAATTGTGTGCGTATGAAGGTGTGACTAGATGTGCGGAAGGTGGGTCTTTGTTGATCTACCAAGTTCCAGGCACATTGATATTTAACCAGCGTGAGAGGTTAGCCGAGGAAGCCTTAAAGGATGGTGCTGACGCTATTTTGTGGGTTGACTCAGACATGAGATTCCCCAAAGATGCGCTCAGAATCCTGTTGTCTCGCAATCTCCCTATCGTTGGGGTAAATGCAACGACTCGCCGTTTTCCTATCCAGCCGACAGCTTTAGATGTTTGTCCTGAAACTAAAGACTTGATTAAAGTTGACAGTAAAGGCAAAGAAGGTCTTGAGCAAGTCATGGGTGTCGGATTCGGGATGGTTCTAATCCGAAAAGAAGTTTTCGAGAAAGTTGAAAAGCCTTGGTTTTGGTTTGATAAAACTGCCAAAGGTGGGACAATAGGGGAAGATATTTACTTTTGTGCAAAGGCGTATGACGCTGGTTTCGACACCATTGTTGACCACGACCTTTCAAAGCACATCAGGCATATCGGAACTTACGAATATGGTTGGGATGATGTATGAGCATAGCGACTTACTCAGATTTGAAAACAAAGGTTGCCAGCTACTTGGCTCGTACCGACTTGACCGATCAGATTCCTGATTTCATTCGGTTCGCAGAATTGCGTTTGCGCCGTGAGTTACGGATTCGTCAAATGCTCAAGTCTGTGACTACGACCACGACAGGTGGCGATTCAACCGTTGAACTACCCTCAGACTTTCTGGAAGCTAGAGACTTTTATGTTTCTACCAACCCAATCCAGCCGCTGACTTACTCAAGCCCTGCTATTTTCAGTCGTAACACAAAATCGACAACTAGCGGTAAGCCACTTGATTACACGATTCTGGCAGCAGAATTTAAGTTGTCTCCGATTCCTGATTCAACTTATACGCTGGAACTTCTGTATTTCGCAGCGCCTACATTCTTGGGTGATTCAAACTCAAGCAACGTATTCATGGCAAATGCGCCTGATGTTTTGCTGTATGCCTCACTCTTAGAAGCCGAGCCTTATCTGATGAACGATGCTCGTATTCAGGTTTGGGGTTCTCTGTACGACAGAGGAATCGCTACTCTTTCCACATCTGACGAATCATCACAGTATTCAGGTGTTCCACTTTCAATGTCATTTGCAACGAGGTAAATATGTCAGAAATGTCAAATTACTTAGAGAACGCTCTAGTTAATGCTGTTCTCCGAAACACAAGCTACACAAGCCCTTCCACCGTTTATTTGGCTCTCTACACAAGCGACCCAACCGATGCGGATACAGGGACTGAGTGTTCAGGCACTTCTTACGCTCGTCAGTCAATCACTTTCTCATCGCCTTCTAACGGTGTAACGAGCAACTCATCGGCTATTGAGTTTCCTCAAGCTGGTGGCTCATGGGGAACGATCACCCATGTTGGGATTCGTGATGCCTCAACCGCTGGTAACTTGCTGTTTCACACAGCCTTGGATGCCTCTAAAGCAATCGCAACAGGTGATGTTTTCCGCATCGCCTCTGGTTCATTGAGCGTGACATTGGCGTGATATGGCTGACCTGCTCCCACCGTGGACAATAGACAGCCTTGATAATCTAAAGGCCAGTCTAGACTCGTTAACGCTGTCGCTTGACAGTCCGTTATACACAACGTCAGTCACTCTGTGGGATGCAGCAGGTTCAGTATCTTCTAGCGCATCGGTTTCGGCTAACGCCACAGCCACCCTAAGTGGTTCTGCATCGGTTTCTTGTTCAGCTTCTGTATCGTGTTCTGCGATCAGGGTTGCTATCGGAACCGCCTCGATAGATGCCTCTGCAAGCGTTTCCTGTGCGGGAATAAGGGTTGCTATTGGAAGTGCTGAGATAAGCGCTTCAGCTACCGTTACAGCGGCTGGACAACGCATCGCAATAGCCTCGGCTGAGATTACCTGCGAAGCAACAGTAACCGCCTTGGGTGGGATTGTGGCAAATGGTGCTGCGGATATATCCTGCGCCGCTACGGTCACGGCTGACTCTATTCGGGTTCGCCAAGCTGATGCCTCAATTACAGCAACTGCGACTGTTTCTGCTTTGGGCGGGATAACCGCAGACGGGGCGGCAAGCATTGAATGTTCAGGAACTTGCGAGGCTAGTGCTTATGCAATCTACGACTTCAGCGGCTCAATTTCGTGCGATGCTACTGTTACTTGTAATGGGGTGCGTCTGGGCGATAATTGGGTTGACGTTACGACTAGCGAAGATACTTGGGATGATGTGTCGCAAAATAACAACACTTGGACACAAGTAAGCGTTAGTTCAGACACATGGGAAGATGTTTCTGCGAACTCAAACACATGGTCAGAAGTGTCGCAAAATAACAACACTTGGTTAAGACAGGGATAGTATGCCTACACAACGAATCGCATTGGGCGAGTGGACACCAGATCAGCCTGGCTTGGTTGGTGGGATTCAGACTGCCTTAAATTGTTATCCTACTGCTACGGGATACGCTCCTTTTCCTTCAGAGGCTAATTTCTCTGTTGCGGCTGATGAGAATCTTCTTACCCTTTCCTATTCAAAAGACCAATCAGGGACTATTAAACTTTTCGCTGCTGGTCAGGACAAGATTTACACCGTTGACTCGGTTGGTGCTTTGACTCAGGTTTGGTACACCACAGGGACTTATGCCCAGACAGGAACGACCACTCTGACCGTGACTGCTACGGCTCACGGCTGGAAAACAGGCGATTCTGTTTATCTGAACTTCACAAGCGGAACTGCGGCAGACGGGACTTTTACCGTTACTAAGCTAACCGCTAACACTTTTACCGTTACAACGACTTCTGCGACAACAAGCGGAAACGTGAGAATCTCTGCCTCTGAGACAGGGTTTAACACGCCGGCAAATGAGAGGATTCGCTTCACTCGATTTGGAAATAGGACAATCGCTGCTAACTTTGGTGACCGCCTTCAGTCTTTTGTGGCTGATACGAGTACATCATTTAGGAATCTGGCAGACGATGCGCCTATTGCCAAGTTTGTGACCGTGGTGAGGGATTTTGTCGTTGCTGCACATTTGGACTCGTCTGGTGGGAATCTGCCTTATCGGGTTCAATGGTCTGGCATAAATGACGAAACCACATGGGCGACAAGCCAAACCACTCAAGCCGACTACCAAGACATTCCCGATGGTGGACATATCACAGGTATCCGAGGCGGTGAGTTTGGTCTTATCTTGATGGAAAAAGCAATCCATCGAATGAGCTATGTCGGCACTCCGTTTATCTTCCAATTTGACAACATCAGCCGTGAAAAGGGTTGTATCGCTTCAGGCTCGGTGAGTCAGTATCAAGGTCTGACTTTCTTCCTGTCTGATGACGGGTTTTATCTGTGCGATGGTCAACAGGTCGTGCCAATCGGTGCGGAGAAGATTGATCGGTTCTTCTTTAACGATGCCGACCAAGACTTTACAACCATGTCCTCGGCTGTTGACCCTGTGAGAAAACTCGTCATTTGGAACTACAAGAGTAAGTTTGCCGAGAGAAAACTCTTGGTTTACAGCTTCACGACTAAGAAATGGTCTGTGATGATGGCAAGTTCCGACTATATTTCCGATGCCACGACTGCCTCGGTGACTGTTGAGCAATTAGACAGCGTTAATTCATCTTTAGACGCTCTTTCTGTGTCTCTAGACTCCAACCTATACGCAGGTGGTAAATACTTCCTTGGCGGGACTTCTGGGACTAAAGTGGTCACGTTCAGCGGTGCGAATAAGTCTGCGACCATTGAGACAGGCGATATTTCCACAGGTGGGCGTTCGCTAATTAACCTCGCTCGACCACAGATTGATAATGGTTCTGCGACTGTGGCTTTGTCCTCAAGGACTCTCCTGAGTGACGGGGTGACCTTTGGAACGGCTACCGCAGCGGATTCGGATAATCGGGTTTCTCTGAGAGGTTCAGGGAATTACCATCGAATCCAAGTCAATCCTACTGGTTCAAACTGGAGAATGGCTGTTGCGGTAGATGTTGAGATTCAACCTCAAGGGGTTCGCTAATGTTTCGTCAACTCCCTGTATTCGGTGGCGACCAAAGGGCGGTGGCTGAAATCGTCAACGGGATAATGAACGGAAAGACGAACAATCACGGGACTGTTACTTTAGCAACAGGAAACGCTACAACGACCACGATAAACGATGCTCGGATTGGCGCAGACACGAAGATTCTTGTCATTCCTTTCTCTGCTAATGCGTTTACTGATTCGACTCCTTATGGGGCTTTTCAGGACTCTACCAACCAAACTGCCGCCTCAACCACGACTGCTTATGCGGTAACTTACAACACAACCGACTTTTCCAACGGGGTGAGTGTTGCGAGTAATTCCCGCCTGACGGTAAAGAGTTACGGGATTTATAACATCCAGTTCAGCTTTCAGTTTGTAAATACTGACTCACAGATTCATGATGTGGATATTTGGTTTGCCAAGAACGGCACGAATATCGCAAACTCAAACAGTCGATTTTCTATCCCTAACTCTCATGGTGGGGTGGATGGGCATTTAATCACAGCTATGAATTTCTGGGTTGAAATGTCGGCTAATGACTATGTTGAGATTTACTGGAGAACGACCAGCACAGCGGTTTCTATCCAGCAACTCCCAACCGCCTCAAGTCCTGCCAGACCAGCCACTCCGTCTGCGATTGTGACGGTGAACTTTGTCTCATCAAACGGGACAAATGCCGCAGGGGATTATGGGGTTTATGTCAGTTCCCAAGGAAAGGGAACGGCTACGCTTACCCATTTTGCAAACTCAACATCAAACAAGACTTACGCTTACATTTTGGTAGGCTAGTGTATATAATCGGCTCCGTGGATGACCCGCCTCGGAGTCCTTTGAAAGAAAGGTGCTTTTATGGCAGTCGAAACCGCAACATCCACATCTACAACACAAATTGACCCAACGATTCAGCCGTTTCTGAAATACGGTCTAGAAGAATCTCAGCGCCTCTACCAAGCTGGTGGGCCACAATTCTTCACAGGTCAGGGCTATGTTGGGCCATCACAATACACTCAGACAGGTCTAGAGGCTTTGGCTCAACGAGCACAAGCTGGTAGCCCCCTGACTTCTGCCGCCCAGAATCAACTCTACGGAACAATCCAAGGTGATTATCTTGGTGGAAATCCTTTCTTTCAGGGTGCTTTCCAACCTGCTGCCCAAGCCGCCACAAACGCTTTTAATCAAGCGATTGGCAACGTGGCTTCACAAGCATCTAAAGCAGGTCGATATGGCTCTGGTGCGATGACTAACCTTCAGAATCAAGCGGCTAACACTTTGGCTCAGAGTCTGACAGGAACTGCTGGTCAACTGGCATATCAGAATTACGCCCAAGAACGTGCCCGTCAACAACAGGCAACTTCTATGGCTCCAGAAATGGCACAAGCAGATTACGCTGACATTAACAAACTGTTAGCCGCTGGTCAGTTTGGTGAAGGGTATCAACAGCAAGCACTTCAGGCAGCGAAAGAGAAGTTTGCATTTGAGCAAGCCGCACCACAAGCAAACCTGACGAACTATCTGAATCAAGTCTACGGCTTCCCTGCTGGCAGGACTCAGACAACTCAGACACCTTACTTCACTAACCCGATGGCTACAAACCTCGGAACTGGTCTGTTAGGGCTTCAGTTATTGGATAAAGGTTCTCCATATCTCCAAAAAGGCTACAACTGGCTAACTGGTGGTGGAAGTTCTTCATCGACTAATTATTGGGATTAACATGGCGCTTTTAGACTTTTACGGACAAACACCAGACTACTACGGTGGTCTGTTGGGTACTGACGAACTCAATCGTTTGCGTCAACAAGCACAAGAGCAAGGAACGCTGAACATGGCGACTGCCTTACTCCAAGCGGGTGCGCCTAGTCGTACACCTGGCGGCGGTGCTTTGGCTATCGCTCAAGGTCTGCAAATGGGTCAAGACGCTTATCGTAAGGCGTTGAACCAAGGACTTCAGGAAAAAATGGTTGGGTTGCAACTTAACGAGCAAATTCGTAAGCAAAAAGAAGCTGAGAATATGCGCCAACTGTTTCCTCAGATTTTCCAAGTATCACAGACACCTGAACAACTGACTATGTACGGTCAGCCGACTCAAGGCGTTATTCGTGATGACGAAGGCAATCTGTTGCCTGGCGGTGGAATGACTCCGGCTAGACAAAATGTTAGCGTAGATACAAATAGGCTCATGGCTTTGGCTTCTAGATCGTCTAACCCATTGGAGACTTTAGCCACAATGTCTAAGCTAGTTCCTGACTTGCGTAGAGCAGGATTTACTGGTGGCATGGTTCAAGGTGAGAATCCATTTAGCGTATTTGCACAAGATCAGTCTGTGCCATTGGCTTTGCGTCAAGTGGCAGCAAACTATGAGAAAAGTTATGCTGCTGGTTTGATTGACCCAGAAACAGCCGACAAGCGTTTGGCTGATTTGGGTGCTAGGGTTCAGTCTGCACAAGACCGTGAAATGTCAAGGCAAGATCGTTTAGTCGCACAAGCTGGCGCTGAGTCTGCTCGTCAAATGTCTTTATCAACTCAAAGAATGTTAGCTGACGAAAAAGTAAGTGCCGCACAAGAAAAACGTGAATTAGCCGCAACAACAAAATCTGAAGCAAAAACTCAACTGACTGACATTGTTGGTTCTTTGAAGAAAAATTATGAAACCTTGAAAGAGCAAGGTGGAATTGTTAGTTCTCAAGAATCTGGATTTGGCAACATTGGCGCAAGGATTAGTTCTTCTGGAGTTGGTCAGGCCATTGGCGGTGCTGTTGGCGCAAAAACTCAGGAAGAACGCCAAAAGATTGAGCAAACACGCCCACTTTTGCTTAACTTAATTAAGAACGCAACAGGCATGAGCGCACAACAAATGAACTCAAATGCTGAAATGCAACTGTACTTGAACGCTGCCACAAACCCACAACTAAGCTATGAAGCCAACTTAGAGGCTTTGAAGAACTTAGATCGTCTGTATGGTTTGGGTGTTGTCGCCAAGGACATTGAAAAAGAATTAAAGAATCCCGCCAAACCTTCTGGCCCTTCTAAGAGTGGGTGGTAAAAATGGCTGACATTACGGTTTCGTTTACTGATGGGACTTCTCATATTTATGAGAACGCCCCTGACTCATTGAGTCGTGATGATGTTTTGAAGCGAGTTGCTTCTGACTTCCCAGACAAAAAGGCTGAAAGTCTAAATCGTGAATCTTATAAAGAGATGGGCGCTTTGGATGTAGCAACAAAAGCAGGAGTAAAAATTATTAAAAAAAATAAAGATTTACAAGAAGAGGCTGTTAATATGTTTCCAAAAATGAAAAAAGAAGAAGCTTATTTAAATTTTTCTAATGCTATGATGCAAAATATTATTCAAAGATTT